CTGCACCCGCTCGCGCAGGAACCCTCGGCCGCGCAGCTTGGTGAGCTGCTGGGGGTCGAGTTGCAGTGAGCGGATGCGTGCCAATGTCTCTCGGATCTGCCGCGGCGTGATGCCGGGGTACTTGTGTAGGATACCAGCTACACGGGGCAAGCTGAGTTTTTTCAGTTGGTCGACGCTGGCTGCATCGAGACGCACCAATGTGCGCGCTAGCTCATCTCCGCTCATTGGGAAATAGAACGTCTTTAGGGGCCCTTCGGGGAATGCCAGGCCATTGTCGACGGCGATCGCGCGGAAGCGGCCCTTCACCTTGCGCCACAGAACGTTGGCGCCGTGCCGGTCGTCTCCACCGGAGATGAGGTCAAGCATGAACGTTCGACGCACGCTGGGCTCGTCCGCGAGCTTCGCGCCAAGGGCCTCGAGTTCCAGGTTGGCATTGGCGATGGGGGTGGGTAGCGCGTCCGCTTCCCAGTGCTGAAGTGATCCGCGCTTCCCATCGATCGTACGCGAGACGGTTGGCGGCACCACCGTGCCGGGGCCGAGTTCGCGATCAAGCTCGTACATCGCCGCTTCGCGTTCGTGAAACGTCCCGGTCTGCACTCCCGGTCGCGCACCGGCAAACTCCCGCTCTTGAGGCTTCCACACGCCGCGCGAGAGCGTGCCATCGGGACTCATGACCGTGACATCATCGCCGGCATTGACGCCCTCGCTAAGTCGCCTCTGGGACGCCACCTCGAGCCGACCCTTCATCCAAGCCGGTACGGGCGCCTCATCGAGGACGGTGCCGAGCGCGATCTCCTCTGCGGTGCTAGCGGCGGTCGCCGACGGCGGGATCAGGCCGGGGGCCGGTGCGTGAGTAGCAGTCGATGGCGTCGATCGCGTCGGTGGCGTCGGGACGATCGGCGGCACGAGCGACGGCCGGCGCGGCGGCATGCTGGGTGGGGGCGCCGGCTCGGTCGTGCCGGTGAGCAGCCCCGCTTCGCGCAGCATCGCGTCGACGTCTGGGATCGCTTGGCAGCGGCAGTTGATTGGCTGCCCGGGGTGCGCCAGCTCGCCGTCGACGGTGGGTGGCGCGTCCCAGCGCTGCGTAGTCCCCTCGAGCGCGCGGTGGCTCTTGCGTACGCGCTCGTCCTTGACCGTGGACCAGGTGTACTGCTCGATCCCCACCTGCTCTTGGCGGATGCGGGTGAGCTCGGCGTTCAGTGTAGTCACTTGATCGCGAGCGATGAGCGCGGCTCGGCGCTTGGTGGCGCCGAACTTCTCGACGATGTCATCGGCGATATCCTCGTACCGAAGCCCGGCCCGCGCGCCACGCAGGACGATGCCCTTGAGGTCGTCGAGCTCGTCGGTCATCAGCGACTTCACCAGGCGCACGTTGTCCTCGACGAACGCCTCGATGTGCCCGGCAAGCACAGCCGGATCGGCGTGCACATCGATGTTGGCGACCGTGCGAAGCTGCCGGTTGAGCTCCGTGCGGCTATGCTCAGCGACCCGCAATGCATTCTGCTCGGCCAGCAGCGCAATCCTGCGCACGGGAATCACGCGATCGAGGTCCTTGCGAATGCGATCGATCGTTTCAGCGGTGCGGCTGCCGGTGGCGTCGATGCGCACCTGCATCGCGTCAGGCCGACGCGCGTTGTGCGCTTCGATGATGGGGCGCAACGCCGGCAGCAGGTCCTGCCGCACGCGGGCGTGCATCGCGTTGACCATCTGCAAGATCCCGTGCAGGTACGCGACCCGCGCCGCCGACGGCTGTCGTGCCTGCGGGACCGCCTGGCGCTTGCGCCGCTGGGGTCGACGACCCATCAGCGCGAGCTGCAGCAACCCGCGATTGACGGCGGGCATTACTCGCCCTGCGGCGGCGCGGGTTCAGTAGCGGGTGCGGCGGGTGGGGCTGGTTTGAAGCCTGCGCCGGCCTCGCCCATGAGCTTCTCGGCCTCTGCGGTGGACATCTGAAACGCGAACGCGAGCATCTGAACACCCGTCGCGCGTGGGATCTGGCCCGAGGCTACGGCTGTGACGATCTCGATCATCGACGTCACCTGTGCGCCGTTGAGCGCAGTGTCCTGCACCTTCGGATCGGCAGGGTTGTCGGCGACCGGGGCAGCGCCTGTCGCGGGGTCGGTGCCCTCCGGGTCGGCCGCGAGCTCGGCCTCGACCTCGAGCGCTTGCTGGCGCGCCTCGACGTCGATCGTTGAGAAGTCGCCCGATTGCGCCAGGTCGAGCGCGCCCTCCTCGGGTAGCATCACCTGCGCACTGACCAGGGTGGCGATGGTGTCGCCGTTGATCTTGCGCGTCTCGGCCCGCTCCTTGCCGGTGGGCTGCCACAGCGAGTTGAACTTGAGCTTCCAGTTCTCGGGCTCTTGACCATGCGTCGGCCCGCTCTTGGCGAGCATGAAGACCCGTACCACGCGCTCGAGCCGCGGCCGCAGCACGTCGTTCTGCGCGTCCTCGACCACGTCGTACCAGCCGCGCGTGTCGCTCTCGCCGGTGGCGTTCAAGCCGGCAGCCGAACGCCCGTAGAGCAGCGCCACCGGCATCTCGGCTGCCGCAGCGTCGCGCATCATGAAGCGGTCGATCATTTCGGGCAGCCCGCTAAAGCTGGTAGCGACCCGGGTGAACTCCTCGCGCTCTGCGTCGACGAGGATCGCGCGGCACACCGAGCGCGCCATGTCCATGACTTCCATGCGCGCCCGCAGCCGCGCCTCGCCGCCGGTCGCAATGATCTCAGACAGGTGATCGATCTTCAGCACGGCCTGGCTTGCGTCGGTCAAGAGATGCGCGGCTGACTGCCAGCTGCTCGCGCTTTGCCGCAAGCAATCCTGCGCGCGCTGCAGCACCGAGTTGTCCCAGTCGTCGGCGCCCTGCTCGCTGCGCGCTGTGAGGGCGCCTGGAAAGAAGACCAACCGCGACTCGTGGATGAGCACCTCGAGCGCTGCGTCTCTGCGGACATCAGCGCGGCGCACCGCGTACAGTTCTGGCTGCCCGAACTTCGGGCCGTGGATGTCGCTGTACCGCTTGCGCACTTCCAACTGCGGCCGCCTCAGCACGTTGAGAAACCGCACCTCTACGATCTTGTCCTCGGCCAACGGCTCAGCGGGCAGCAGACCATCGTCGGCGCCGATGTACATCGCGCCCGCCCCGTACAGTCGCGCCCAGATCCATGCCTCGCGCAGCTTGGGCAGCACGGCCAGGTCCTCGAGCTGCGCGTAGAGCGCGCGCATCGCGGCGGCGCTCTCGTCGTCGCTCGCGCCCTCGAACTCGAGCGTGAAGCCCCGGCGGGTGGCGTCGCGCGGCAGCTTGTCGACGATCTTGGCGGCGATGTCGTCGGTGTCGTAGAGCGCCTCGAGCGCGCCGTCGGTGAGGCGCACGCCGGGTAGGATCTGATGGTAGCTGAGCTTGTCGCGTAGGCCCCCGAGGCCCGTCAGCGCGTTGACCCAGCTGTCGAGGCGCTGCACGACCTTCATGACAAGAGCTCCACCTTGAGCGCATCCATGGCGCTCTGGTATGCGAGGACGCCCGGCTTGTGAAGGGCCAGCATTGCCCGGGAGCACGCGTCGACCTGGTCGTCGTGCGCTGCGTCCGGGAACCCCTCGAGCTCGGCATAGAACGCTTCGTTCCAGGACCCGGCCAGCACGTCGACGTTGCCGGCCTCGACCTGGGTTGAGAACGGCCCGGCATAGCTGACTTTGTCCTCGCGGGCGACCACCGATTCGACCCAATACCCAGCCAGGATGCTCTTGATGTGCGCGACGTCCACCACGCCCGCCCCGCCCGGGTCTTGCCAGATGCAGACCTTGACGGCGCTGCCGTCCTGCGCGGCGATGTTCTGCATCGCGCGGTCGACCTGGTGCGGCGAGCCGCGCAGCGACTCGATGTGCAGCACGACGAACCGCCCCGAGCGCGTGACCCCCATCTTGACCCCGCGCGTCCAGTCCGGGTCGGGGCGCTCCGGGGTGACCTGGGTCGCGGCTTTGTCCCACGCTCGGACCACTGCCACCAGGTCGGTGGGCGCGACGTCGATGGGACGGAACCAGCTGCGCTGAAAGTACAGCCCGGCGGCGGGACGGATGAGCCAGCTGCCGCCGCGGCCGCTGCCAAGCAGCCGCTCGCGCTCGACGCGCGGCAATGCCAGCAGCCGCGCGGGATAGTCGGGGTCCTTCTCGAGAAGGATCTTGTTGTCAGCGAGCAGCCCCAGGATGAACGTAAAGCTGATGGGCGGATGGCGCAGATGCGGGAAGCGCGCGCGCAGCTCCTCGGCAGAGTCGCCCCACACGAGGTCATCGTCGACGCGATAGAAGTACCGAATCACCCCCGACCGCTCGGGCCGAATGAACTCGCCGCGCTCGTCGAGGTACCACGCGATCATCTTCTTGACCCACGTGTCAGCCGTCGGGTTCATCGTCGCCCGCACGTAGGGCGCCACCCCGCTCGTGCTGCGGTTGCGGCTGAACAGGTACCAGAACTGCGACTCCAGAAAGTGCGGCAGCTCGTCGAACCCGATCAGGCCGTAGCCCTTGCCCTGGTGCTTGAGCTTGTCGGTGTCGTACTGCAGATGATCTAGGTGCACTCTGCAGCCGCTCGGAAAGGTGGCCGATGGGTTCGGCGTCTCGCGCAGCACTGCACCCAGCGCTGGGTACCACTCCACCATCAGCTCCCACAGCGACTGCGGCCCGCGCAGCTGGTTGCTCGTGCGACGAAAGCAGACTGCAGAGAACCCCTTGACGTCGTAGTTGCGCAGGCACTCGAGCGCCAGGCCGCTGGTCTTGCCTGAGCCGGCCTCGCCGCCATAGAACACCATGTCGGCGCGGCTTGATAGAAAGCGCTCCTGCGATCCGTTCTGCGGACGGACCTCGAGCCCGGAGGATCTATTTGCTCGGCCGTCGCCCATTGTCCGGCAGATAGAACTGCACGTCTGACTTGTTGCCAGAGCCGTCAGCCTGCACGTCGTCGCGGCTGCGAGGGCCGTACACGTCAGGCCGCCGGCGCTCGAGCCACCACGCGCCGGCTCGCCAGTCGTCCTTCGCGCGGTTGATGACGTTGAGGGTGAGCCGGGTCTCGGCCGCCGCGAGCGCGCGCTCGAGCTGGGCAGCGAACTGCACCATCGCCTTGCTCGTGCCGGCCCGCCCCGCGTCGCGCCAGTTGTAGATGGTCTTGCGGCTCACGCCCTCGGACTCGGCCGCTGCCTCGATGGTCACGCCGTATTCGATCAGCTTGCAGATGGCATCGCCGGCCTTCACCGTGTATTTGCTGCGCGCGGGCATGGCTCTTAGCTTGACCCCCGCTCGGCCTTGCCGCCTGTGAGGTTCTGCCACCGCTCGATGATCACGTCGCAGTACGCTGGCGACAGCTCGATGCCGACGCAGCTGCGGTCGAGCTGCTCGGCAGCGATTATGGATGTGCCGGTCCCGCAGAACGGATCGGCCCAGCGCTTCGCTGCGCCGCACATCCGACGCATCACGAAAGCGGGCAAGTGGACCGGGAACACTGCGCCATGGTCGTCGACCGCCTTGTCAGACACGCGGACGGCTGGCGCTGCGTACACATTGTCGAGCGTCCCGCGAAAGTTGCTGAATGGCAGCTTGCGGCTGCACTGCGACTTTCCCAGCACGACAAGCAGCTCGTGCCGCGAGTTGCAGACCCCATCAGCCATCGCCGGCTGGCTCGTGCCCTTATCCCACACGAGCAGATCGCAGAAGCGGTCGCTGTTCTCGTTCCACCACGCGATGAGTGCGCGCTTATTCGGCGCGAGCAGCTGCACGTTCACGACGACCGCCTGCGCTCGTTCAAGCGCAAGTCCGGTCCATGTCCGCATCAGCGGCAGCCATGACTCGGCGGCGTCCTCGGATTCAGCATATGGCGACAGCTTCGTGCCGCTCGCGTTAGGGCCACGTAGCCGCATGCCCGAGCCGAGCGAGGTAACGACCGCATCGACCGTGCCGCCGGCGTCCCACGACTCGGCCTTCGTGCAGTCGCCGCACACCAGCCTGTGCCTGCCGAGCGTCCAGACATCGCCCGGCTTCGTGACCGGGGTCTTGGGCGGCTCGGGCACATCGTCCTCGATGACATCGGCATCGCCCTCCACCTCCCGCATCAGCGACTGGACATCGCCACCCGTATAGCCGGCGAGCAGCTGGTCGCTTGGATCGAGTTCCTTGAGCTGCTCAGCGAGCGTAGCGTTGTTGCGCTGTGTAAGCTCGGCGAGACGGTTGTCGGCGAGCGCCAGGACGTGCGCGTCCTTCTCGCTGATGTCGAGGTAGCGCACAGGCACGAGCTCGATGCCGAGCTGCTTGGCCGCGCGCAGTCGCGTATGCCCCGCGATGACCTCGCTGTTGGCTCTGCGCGCGACGAGCGGCGCGCCGAACCCGAAGCGCTTGATCGACTCAGCGACGCGGCGCACCGACGCGGGGTCATCCTTGGTCGGGTTCTGCGGCCAGGGCTTGAGCGCCGACGGCTTGACCCACTCTGCAGCGCTGCCGCCCCCGCCCGGTTCGGCCTGGGATAAGGCTCGCGCGCGTGTTTGTGTAGATTCCACACTGCTGCGCACATCGGGGTCGCGCTTGCGGCTGGGCTGCTTGGCTGGTTGTGTTCGCATGGGTTGCTGGTTTCTCCTCGGCTACTTCGGCATGCCCCGATGCCATGACGCACGATAGCGGGGCCGGGGCCGCTCCGCTTCGAATCCATGCGCGTCGACCTCGCGCAGCCGGCAGCGGTTGCAGCAGTGCGGCTGATGGTGCAGCCAGGTGGTGAGCTTCAGGACGCGCCGGCGCCCGCACGAGCACTCGACCTGCACGTACGCCTCGGTGCGGCCATCAGGCCGTTGTCGCGTGGTGCGGCTCAACTCGCGCAGCAGTGACGCAAGCGGTGCCGGGGGCTGCGGCGCCCGGCGCGACCGCTGGCCCCATGCCAGGACGCACGGGCGGCACAGGCCGGCGAAGCGTCGCAGCGGCTCGAGGGCTGCGCCACAGCTGCGGCAGCGCGTCGGCTGCGCGGGCACGGGGGTGATCGCCCTGCGCTCGTCCGACGCATCCAAGCTGTGCAGCACGCGCTTCACCGTCCGGGCTCCATTGGGGGCTACAGCTCCTTCTCGCCGGGCACCTCGCCCTCGACCTGCCGCGCGAACTGCTCATGCCCGAGCTGCCGCAGCGCCATCGCCGTCTCAGCCCGGACGAGCTCGAGCGATCGCTGCCACCGCCGCTCGTGCCCAATGCGCAGCCGACGCAGCCCATAGCGCACCCGATCACGTCGAATGCGCAGCAGCACAGCCGCCCGCATGGCCGGCGACTCGTGGGCGTGGCGCTCGGCGTAGTCCGCGAACCACTCCTCGGCCGTCTGCTTGGACGTGGGGCACGGCCGCTGGGCGAGCAGCTGCGCGTCGACCTCGGCGAGCATCGCCCGCTCGTCGTCGGTGAGCTCGCGCGTCGTCGGGCGCCGATAGCAGGGATACTCGAACGGCGGCGGGGGCATCCCTTCGAACCGCAGCCCGCACGCAGCGAGCAAAGCATGCAGGGCGTCGCCCTTGTACCGCTTGAACAGCGCCCGCATTTCACCGTCGTGCTTGCTCATGCGGCCCGCCTGCATGGCTGCTGCTGCCCTTTCACGCGCGCACGGTAGTCGCGCTGGTATTGACGCAGGCGCTCCCGGTTCGCGGCCCGCCACGCCCGACGCTTTGCCTGGAACGCCGCGAGCGACGCCGGATCCGCTTTGCGCTCGTGCAAGCGCGCGCGGCGTCGAGCGGCCAAGCTGGCTTTATGCCGCGCCCGCCATGCCCGCTGTTGCGCAAGACGCTTCTCGTGCCTGGCGCGGTCGGCTTTCACCGTCGCCCACACGCGCTTGTTGCTAGCGCGCGCCTGCTGCCGGAGTCGCTCGGCTTCGCTCGGGCGGCGCATCTTAGCGGCGACGAGCTCACGCCTGCGAGCGTTACGGGCTGCGCACCAGCCGGGCTCGACGCGCTTGCGCATGTAGTACGCATGGACTTGCGCCCGCTCGCGCTGCCGGCCGCTCTCGCCTTGGCGCCAGCGCCAATTCCGCAGCCACTCGCGACGCTTGCTCCGCCGGTGGACGTCATGCCATGCCACGGCTGCATGGACATCGTGTTCGCGCCAGGTGTGCTCCCGGAACTCGTCCTCAATCTCATCTCGCAGTTGCAGCCAGGTCATCAATCACATCTCCTTGATGTCGGGCTCGCTGGGCTCGCGCACGCACCCGAGCTGCCGGACCAGCGCCTCGGCATCGGCGGCATCAATCGTCAGCGCACCTGCGTACCCGCCTCGGGACCAGATGCGCACCGTCGCGTGCCCGCCATTCACGCTCACGCCGAGCGACGACACGAGCACGCTGGATGCCGCGATCGCGCTGTCGCGCGCGAGCACCTCGCTCACGTAGCGCGTCATCGGTGGCGGCCGGCTCATCGCGGCGCCTCACTTGCTGGCTCACCCGCAACGAACGCATCGTAGTCAGCGACCGCCGCGGCCGCCGCAGCCTTGGCTTGCGTCCGGCGCGAGGCGCTCGCGGTGGCTCGACACGTGGTGAGTTCTGCGATGTAGGTGCCAATCCAGGCCAACCGGCGAGCGTCGCACCGGCTGAGCGACTCGTCGTCGACACTCATCGACGCACTGAAGATAATCACTCGGTTGCCTCCACCGCGATCTGCTGCTTGGTCATCGCGGCGCCCACCCAGTGAACGCGGCGAGCAACAGCAGCACCGTGCCCACGATTGCGATCACCCACCCCGCTACGTTCGCCATGGGCGGCGGCTGCTGCGCCTTGGTCACCCAGGCTGCGATCACGAGGCCCAACGCTATAAGTGCTCCGGCTGCTGTCGTCATGTTCCCTGTTTTCCTGTCATGCCCACTCGGGCAGTTGATTTGCTTGCATGCGGCGCTTGTATTCACTGGCCGCGAGCGCGCACGCCGGGCCGCACACCCGGCGGCGCAGATCCAGCAGCCGATCGCGGCGGTAGACGCGCGGCTCCAGGATGGGGCCTCCGCAGCCTAAGCACAGCAGTGGGCGTCGCCTGCGCGCGCTCGGCTTGGGCACGATCGTGGCGAGCTGCACATGCTCGACTCGAGCATCGCGGGCGTGCCCGGCCCCCACATCACAGCGCCGGCAGCAGCATCCGGTGACGCCCTCGACGCTGGACTTCGTGCCGCCGAACCGCTGGTGCCGCGCTGCACAATCGCCGCGACGGATCGTACCGTGCAGGTGTGGGCAAACGAAGCTCTCGTCGCGCTCGCGCGGGTTCATGACAACCGCCCCGTGAGCCAGAGGATGAGCAGCACCAGGAGGAGCACGCCCACCGGCGACCAGCTCCAATACCCCAGGCGCTCTTGGCCGAGGCCGCCACAGAGTAGCAGCACGACGATCGCGATGATGATGAATAGCGTTGCCAATGTCACGTGATGCTCCCTTCGTTCGCTCGCCATTGTTCGCTCTGCTCGTGATCACCCGCGAACTCGCTGCGGTCACCCCCGCGCAGCAGCTCCCACCCCATCGCGACCACGTGCACTGCGAGCCCGACAGCGCAGACGCTGAGCACCACCGCGCCGATCGCGGTGAACGCAGCAGCAGCAAGCAGCTGTCGAGCGCGGTGCTTCATGCGACCCCTTCCAATGCTCATGGCCGTCCCCACAGTGCGACGCCGAGCGCGATGCCGAGCGCGAACAGGGCGCCCATCAGCAGCCCGACAACCAGCAAGCGCCGCCGCGCCTGACGCTCAATGCGCTCTCGCTGCTCGCTGCGCAGCTTGTTGAGCGCCGCGTTGATCTCGGTCTTCATGGTGCTCTGCTCGCCGCTCATGAGCGCAGCTCCCCGGTCTGATTCAAGAGGAAGACACTGCCCGGCCGCGGATCTCCCGCGACACCACACCCCGGGGAGCTGCGCTCATCGCGGCTGGGGGCACACGCGGTCAGCGCTCCGAACTGGCAATGCTCGGTCGCCCTCTGGGTGCTTCCGGCTGCGGGTCGGGCTCGGGCGGCGCCGGCTCGGGCTCGGGTACGCCTACGCCTGGGCTGGGCGCATGAGGCGCGGGCACCGGCGCAGGCTCGGGCACTGGCTCGGGCACTGGCTCGGACTTGGGATCTGGGATCATAACTGGGCTCCTTTGCTGAGGCGGGTGGGACGTCCGCCGTGATGGCAGCCGGATCTATTGCTGGCCGGCTCATGTGCTCTGCTCCTGCTCGCGCTGACATCGCCGAATGACAGCATCACGGTCAGCGACGTCGGGCGCTTCGAGCAGCTCTTGCACGAACGTCATCCGGCCCCGCAGCTCGCGGCCGTGCAGCGCTTGGGCGATGCGCTCCTGGGCCTTGGGGTTGAGCATCGGCGCGAGCCGCTGCGCTTCGGCGAGATGGCTGGCGGTGTAGCGGGTCATTGCGCCCCCGCTGCATGCTTGAGCATGTACACGATCGCCTCGCAGCTGCTGCAGCGCGTACGCGCACCGGTCGCCGGTTCCCAGCTCAGGTGCGGCCCGCGTAGTGCCTTGCCGCAGCAGCTCGCTTGGACGCGGAGATCGAACGCGTGCGCCATCCCGACCCCCGGCCGAGCAAGCCACGCCGGTCGCGACGATGCGGAGTGAATCATGGAGCGATCCGTCATGGCGCACCGTCCTGCACAGCACCGCTTGGCTTGTCCGCACCGCTTGGCTTGTCCGCAGCGCTGGGCGCGTCAGCACCGCTGGGCGCGATCAGCACGGCGTTGGGCGCGTCGCCCACCAGGCACACGACGATCGTCTGGCCATGAGGCTGCGCCAGGCCGCCAAGCTCGGCCGCGCTGTGCACGACCTTGGGCCAGTCGATAGGGGGCGGCGCAGCGGCGCGACACGACGCGAGCGTCAGTGCCAGTGCGACGAGCATCGCGTGCCGTGCGTCGCCGACGAGCTGCCCGCACCGTATGCAAAGTGATGTCATGGCAGGTGCTCCCGGCAGTAGCGATCGAAGTCGGCTGCGACCCCGTCCGCGATGGTGCGTGCGACTTGTCGCGCGTGGTCAGCATCCTGATGGTCGCGCACCTCGCCATCGGTGCGCAGTCCGGCGAACTCGGCGGCGTACGCGCGCGCCCACAGCTCAGCGCGCAGGTGCGCTCTGCCCCGCGACTCCTCGAGCTGCTGCACCGCCCAAAGCGCTCGCTGCTCGTCGTCGCTCATATCGTCCCCTTCTGCTCTGCAACGCGCTCAGCGTGCGTCATGGAGCCGGCTGGCATCCAACCACGACAGTGCTCGACCCGACCTGCGTGCTCGACCACCCGAACGCGCCAGCGCTTGCCGTTTCGCAGCAGCGGACCCTGCGCGTAGGTTCCCCGCGCATCGCACCACGCACAGCGCCAGGTACGCTCAGCGAGCTGCAACAGGCCGCTACAGTTGGTGCAGGTCATGCTGGCACCAACTTTCCGCGCTTGAGCGCAGCTCTGCACCGAGCGCAGGTCAGCTCGACAGCAGCGCGCCACTGGTCGGGACTCGCCAGTGTCACCGCGCTGCAGATCGACACAAAGTGATCGCGCTCGAACGCATGCGCGCGCGTGCCCTTTCTACCGGTGGTGAGCCAGCGCACGCCATCGAACCGCAGCACCTTGCAGGTCATTGCGCACCCTCGCAGCCGCGACCGATCGAGCCGCTGTCCTGCGCGTCGGTGTATTGCTTCCAATGCAGCCACCCGCGCGGGCAGTGAAAGCCCCACTCGCGCACGACCGGGCCGGTGATGAACAGCGACCAGCACGGTGCGGTCACCTCGAGTCGGTGCGCGCGCCACGGCAAGCGAAACACGACGTCACCCGGGCGGCGCTCGACGCGGTGGTGGATGCCGCCTGCCGCGATCGTGTGCTCGGTGTAGCTGCCGTCCAAGATGATCGAAAGGTTCGGCCAAGGGTGGTCGTGCAGCGCACGGTCGTCGTCAGAGCGCAGCAGTTCGTGCACGTACACGTTGAACCGCTTGTTGCGCGGGATGCGATGCCATCGGCGCAGGTACGGGTCGGCGTGACCGCCGATCACGAAGTCGGGCTGCCGGTACGATGTCCAGCTGATGAGCATCGAGGCGAGCGCGCGGGTGGTGATCTGGTCAAGCATCACAGCGTGTTCCCTTTCAGCCCGTAGCCCGCGCGCAGCTTGTCGAGGTAGATGCGCGCAACCTTCGTCGAGGGCGGCGGCAGCTGGTCGGTCAGCGCGAGGCCGAGCTGACAGAGCGCGAACGCGTCCGCCTGGTCGTCGCTGCTGAACGTGCGCTGATGGTCGCGCGCGAGCGTCGAGACCATGATGTCTTTGCTGCCGACGCCGCTGCCGGTGACGAACTTCTTGAGGCTCGCCGGTGCTGGCTCGATGATCGGGCACTGCGTCAACTCGCACAGCCGCCAGCGCAGCACACCGCCAAGCTCGGCGCGATCGTGGTGCCCTTGCTGCGCACGCCCAGCAGCTGCGAACGCATAGCCCTCGATCAGGATCAGCCCGGGCTGTTGCGCGCGCACCACGTCGAGGACGCCGCGAATCAGCCGCTCGTATCGTTCCATCCGACCGTGCACGGTGGTGGCCGGCTTGCTCGACCAGCGACCCTCGACGAGCTGCTTGCCCGGCACCGAGTAGCAGATCGCGAACCCGGTCAGCGACGGGTCGATGCCAAGCACGCATTCGCCGAGCAGCGGGGGCACCCACTTCTCGGGTGGCTCGTCGAACAGGCTGAGGGCGGCGCTGGCTTTCATTGCTGGCACTCCGGGCAACCCACGCGGCCGCATTCGTTACCTGGTTCGCACCCGAATGACGGGTCGCTGCCGCGGAGCTTGGCGAGCTCGCGCTGTAGCGCCTTACGCTCGCTGTCGTCCTTGGTGGTCTCGAACCGCAGCCGCTTGTCGGCGATGTCGAGCTCGACCTGCAGCTCCCGCACCGTCTCGAGCAGCTGCGGCAGCGCGTGGCGGGCCGCCTCGATGAAACGCGCGTTGTCGAACCGACTGATGCCGCCGAACGTTTCCGCGACGGTGTGGCCATCGGGCGCGGTCAGTTCGTCCTCACCGTCGTGGAGCTTCCACGGCCCGGGCGTCGCCGCGTTGCACAGCCGCGCGAGCTCGTCGAGGTAGGCGGCGAAGGCCTCTGCCGCGTCGGGATTGTCGCGGTCGCTCTCGAAGCACCACTCGAGCTCACTAGGCATCGATTGCCCCCTGTCGCGCCCGATCAAGTCGACGCTCGCGAACCTTCTTGAGCATGTCCCGCACGAGCGCCGAACCAGGCGCGAGCCAGGGGCCTCGTCGCCCGTCTGCTTCGGGACGGATCGCACCGCAGTCGGGACACCAATGCACCACGCATCCCGCGCGGTCGCTACCGCCAGAGTTGGTGACGATCGCGTCGCTTGCGACGATGCACCAACGCCGGTGCGAGCATGCCGGCTTAGCTGGCACGACGCCCCTCCCCTCGTCCTCGCCCGTTTGCGTTGCGCCACAGCTTCTCGGCCGTCGCCGTCGAGCGCGGCTCGTACCAGCGCTCTTGGCAAACCTGCACCGCGCCGCAATGGCAGCACCAGCGAACCATCCCGCGCGGCGCGCACGGTTCGCCCCAGAGCTGCGCGTCAGCGGCGAGCCGCACCGCTCGACGGTGCTGGCATGGCTCAGCTCGCGGCATTGCCCTCGCCCTCCGCTCGAAGCGCATCGACCGCCGCATGCGCTTGCTGCCGTTCAGCAGCGCGCCACCCTGCTGCCGAAGCCTGACATGGATCCCGCAGCTCGAGCGCCGTCTCGAGGCGCAAGAGCACGTCTTCGAGGCGCTTGCGCGCACTGCCGGGCGGGCACGCATGTGAGCGCCGCCGCACCGCTCGAGACCACCGCTGTCGCAGCTCCTCGAGCTCCGCCGCGAGTGCAGCCTCGCCCGAGCCGGCGAGCTCCGCGATCACTGCGTGCATGTGCAACTGCGGGAGCTGACCGGTGCGCTCTACGAACTCCGCATGCAGACTCTTCACCATGGTTGCCTCGGTTGTTCGTTGCCGTTGCTGTGCTGCGTGAACGGGCCGAGGTTGGTCACCGCGCCCGTGCCGTTGCGGATCACCTCGAAGCGGGGGCGCTTCGGCGTGTGCTTGATCTTGCTGAACTTGCCGAACGCCAGCGCGTCCTCGCCGTCGCTGGACTTCCACAGCAGACACACCGCCTCGGCTTTGTTCTCGAGGTCGCCCGACTCCTTGAGCTCGCTCTCGAACGGCTCGGCAAACCGGCTGTGCTTCTCGGCCCGCGTCAGCTGCGAGCCAAGGACCAGCGGCACGTTGAGCGCTTGGCACTCGGACTTCAGCCGCTGCGCCGCTTCGCTCACCAGCTCGGCGCGCTTGGCTTCGTGGCCGAGCATGATCGCTTGCAGATAGTCCACGTACACGATGCCGCAGCCGGCGTTGACCAGCGCGCGGATCGCGGTGAGCACGTCGCCGAGCGGCCGGTTGAGCGCGTAGACCAGCTGCACGCCGATGCACTGCAGCTCGGCCAGCGCCCGCTCAAGCTCGCGCTCGCCGTCGAAGCTGAGCTGTTGGGCAAGCAGCTCGTCGCTCGGGATCCCCGACACATGCGCGATTGCACGAGCACCCCACAGCGTGCGCGGATCTTCGAGCGAGACGATGCCGGCTTGCACGCCCATGCGCGCCTGCTTGAGCGCCATCGCGAGCATCAGGCTGCTTTTGCCGGCACCAGTGCGGCCGCCGATGATCGTCAGGCTGGCCGCCATGAAGCCGCGCAGCGTGTTGTCGAGCAGCGGAAAGCCCGTGGGTACGACCTGACCGATGCCCAGCTCTGCCCTGCGCGCACCGTCGACCGCGGCGATCGCTGATGCGTGCAACGCTTCGACCTCGACCTGACCGCGTGGTTCTTCGCCGACCGCGTCACGCGCGTGCTCGATCGCGCCCTCGAGGTTCTGCTGCTCGCACGACTCGAGCGCTTGGGCGAGGTTGCTGCGCACACGGCGCAGGTGACCAAGCTGCGTGAGCCGCTGTGCCATGCTCCCGAGCGAATCGGGGCGCGGCTCATGCTTGGCAAAGATCTCGTCGAGCGCGTCGACCTGCGCAGTTGCACCTCGCGAATCGAACGCATCGCGGATCGTCAGCGGGCTGATCTCGGCGCCAGCCGCTGCAAGCTCGTGCACTGCCGCGAGGATCTGACCGTGCTGTCGAGACCAGCAGTCGAGCGGGTCGAGGCGCTGCGGTGAGCTGAGGTGCTTGCGAACCGTTGGCGCATCGTCGTTCCACAGCGCTGCGATGTAGCTGCGCTCGAGCGCTTCGTCGGTGAGCCGTGCTCGTTCGCGGTCGGTCACGATTCGATACCTCCCAAGCCACCCATGCCTCGAGCGATGACGAGCAACCGCTGCGCCAGCTCGGCATCGGGAAGCTCGCTCAGCCCTGCTGCAAGCTCGGCAGCCTCACGGCGGTGCAGCGAGAACGCGATGCCGATCCGCAGCAACTCGCTCGCAGTGAGCTGCGGTCGCGCTCGAGCCATCAGCGCCCATGCAGCGCGCATGTCCGTGCACTCGCTCATTGCACCGCCTCGCGTGGTCTCGAGTCGCGTTGCTTGAACCACCATGCTTGCGCAGCGTCGAGGTCGCGGGTGACGCCTCGAGCGAGTTGTTCCGGCGTCGCCGTGACGCGCGTGAGTCGACCGCGTTGCAACGGGCCATCAGGTGCGAACCAGAACCACTCGATCACCGCATGCATCGCGACTGCTGCGTGGCCTTCGACCGCGTTGCACGCTGCTGCGATCGTCTCGAACTTCTTTCGCCACGAGTCGAGCGCGTGCAGCGCACCTGGGTTCGCTCGCGCGAGTGTTGCCGCCCATGCGTGAGCGACTTGCTCTGCCGTCACGCTCTGAGCTGCTCGGTTCGCTCCGTTCGAAGAACTCACGGCGGCAGTAGCAGCAGCGGTGGGGGTGGTGGCCGGGCCCGTGGGTAGGCGCAGAGGGATCGCACACGCGGGCCCACCGCTTCCCTTCCCTTCCAGTTCCCTTCCCTTCCCTTCCCCACGTGCGTGCACGTGCGTCGCATCCGAATGCACGTGCGCGTCTGTGCATTCCGGTGCGGGAGGTGCCGGGATGGCTGACGCAGCCTCGCGCTGGTTGATCACTTGATGGATTTTGAGCGTATCGATCACCCCGTACTGCACCCCGTCGACCTCGTACCGCCTGACGAACCGACCTCGTTCGAGCGCATCGAGCACAGCGTCGAACTCGACGACGTCGTGCGGCAAGATCGCAACCTTGAGCGTGCGTGGTCGCCAGACGAAACGACCTTCGCGATCAGCGACGCACCACAGCCCGGCGAACGCCACTCGCACTGGCAGCTTCGTTTCGTGCTCGAGATCGTACAGACCCTCGTGCACAAAAAACTCGGGTTTTATAGTGCGGATGCGTGGTCGCACAAACGGAGCCCCCTACGCGCTCGGCTGCTGCTGACGCGGTCGGCCCCTGGGTTTGCGCTGCGCGGATGTCGGTGCGGGTTCCTCGACAGCAGCATCGCTGTCGTCGTCGGGATCGTCATCGTCATCGTCGTCATCGTCGGGCACATCATCGAGGTCGATGGTGTCGTCGCGACCAGGCACCGGCGACTCGATCATCAACTGCCGCTCCGCAGCGGTCATCGTGACTTGCTCGACCTCGTCGCCGGTGTCTCGACGGATCAGCCGCTTGACGTTCTTGGCGAAGTCCTCGCGCCACTCGCAGTTGACCTCGCGTGTCTCCTCGCCGCGCTCGATCATCTCCGCGAGGTCGAACCGCTCCTTGCGCTTCTCACCGATCTTCTTGCTGAGCTTGCTGCGCTTGTCCTTCAGCTTGTCGATGACCATCTCGCAGTCGGCCATCGCATCGCCGCGCTGCAGCAGCTCGTCAGCGGTCAGCTTGCAGGCGAGCTCTCGAATCACGATGTTGCTAGCCATTCCGATCCCTTCCCTTTCGTCAAAGGCGCCCGGAACTGCGACGCTGGTGTCGTGATGTGGTGTTGCGGTCGTTACGATGCCTTGCGCGGTGCGCGTGTCTTGTTGGGCGGTGGTCTATTGGCAATGACCTTTGGCGGCTGGCCATCGCCGAACGCGAGCCAGACGCGATCGCATTCAAACAGCGCCGCCGCCTGGCGCAGCAGCTCGAGGTTCAGCTTCGTTGCGCCCGTGTCCCATCGACACACGGTGCCCTTGTCGACGCCGAAGTGACGCGCGACGGCGGCCTGCGTCAGACCGCGTGCTTCACGCGCGAATCGAAAGCGAGTGTGGACGTGGTCCATGTTGGAAGAAGAGGGTGCGCAGATTGCGCAACTCTGTCAATCGCGGATCTCCAACTCGACATCGTTTCGTGAGACACATAGCCAAAAGGGGTTGGCATGGGACGCATTTCATGCTGTTTACGGCTACACCGCAGATGATGCAACATCGACGCCTGCATATGTCGCTAAAGGCCGATCCGCGACGGGGTGAGCGGCTCCGGGAGCTCCGCAAAAAGCGCGGCCTGACGCAGCTGCAGGTGGCGGTCGAGCTCGGCGTCGAGAAGTCGTCCGTGTCCCGCTGGGAATCCGGCGACGTGTTCCCGAGGGACAACCTCAATGGTCTTGCCGCGCTGTACCAGACGGAGCCCGAGTTCATCACGTTCGGCATCGAGACTGTCGACGACCTCGACACGTATCCCGCGTTTGGTGAGTTCCTTACGTGGTTAGCGGGCAGCCCCTACGCCAAGATCACGCCGCAGTGGATGGTCGAGGCACTGCGCACGCTGCGACCGCGCTTGCCTGCAGACGCCGAGCCGAATCTCGAGGTCTATCAGCACCTACATCGGGCAATGCTGGCGATGCCCCGCGGCAAATAGATCACATCGCCTCTGACGCGCGCGAGTCGCCGCGCACAACGCCCCTTGGTGCGATCTAGTCTCTAGTGTCATCATTGCGCATGTGACAGGGTCCGCACCATGCACATGAGGCACGCTCGCTCAGTCGATGACGCGGTCCGGCGCTTCGCGGCATCTGAGCGTGCGCGCGGCGCCACCGAAGCGCAGCTCGACACGCTCGCGATATGGGTGGCGACGTGGCGCTGGCCGGTCGAGTACGTGCCGACGCCCGACGACCTGGCGGGCATGCTGGCCGTATTGGCGAGCCTTCGCGCGCGTTCGGCGCAGACCGCATAAAACGCCATCAACGCGGCAAAATTCGCATGTGCTGCAACAAATGTTGCAGGCGACCGCCCCTGGTACGCACTTTTTTTTGAGCCAAAGATGGCCTTTGATGGGTGCGCACTTTACGCAACCTGGGTTGCGTGGGATGCTCACCGGCATGGTCCACCCATCCGTCCCGGTTCAACCCGCGCTGAGCGCTGACGAGCGCCCTGCGCATCCCTGCAAGTGCTGCGAGCGCGAGCGCTTCATGACGTCGACAGCCGATCGCGCCCGCTACGACGCGCAGATCTTTGAGGCGCTCGCGTTGTGGCTCCGCACGCCCGTGCATGAGCGCAGCGTCGACCCTGACGTGTGCCGGCAGCTTGCGCGCGCGAGCGTGTATGCCGAGTACCTCGTCGCTGCGGACTGCGGTCTCTGCCGCCAGTGCAGCGAAGCCGTTAGCAACCACGCGACTGACCAACTGCATGGGGGGAACCAATGACACACCGCTTCCAGTTCACATTGATCGATGGCGACGGCGACGAGCTCATCCATGACCTGCCGGCCAAGCACGAGGTCTGCGACCGCTGCGAAGGGCACGGCACGCACCTGAACCCGGCGATCGGCGAGCACGCATACACGCGCGACGAGTTCAATGAGTCGTTCGACGACGACGAGCGCGCCGAGTACTTCCGGCGCGGCGGCATCTATGACGTGCAGTGCGAGCAGTGCCACGGCCAGCGCGTCGTGACCGTCGTCGACGAGCGCGCCTGCACCAGCGCCACCGACAAGCGAACGCTGGCCATCTACCACGCGCAGCAGCGAGCAGCCGCCGAGGATGAACGAACACGCCGCGCCGAGATGCGCTTCGGGTATTGATCATGGAGCGCAAAACCATCTCGTTTGCCGAACTGCACGCGCTCGTCGAAGCATGGCTGCCCGACCAGACGTTCTTCGTGGGCGTGCTCGTTCACCACACCAACGAGCGCGGCGGCCGTCGCAACATCATCACATGGAGCATCAGCCACAATTTCACCACTGACGCCTGCGAGCGCATCGAGGCGCCGACTGCTGCCGAAGCCTACGACAAGTTGCGCGCCGCCGTACCTGCGTCGCAGAGCCCGCTCGCCAGCGTGGGGCACGTCAGATGATCGGTTGCCGCCACGACGCGCCGCTGTGCGAGGAGTGCGGCGACACCGAGGTCGTCGTCGATCCGCGCTCGGCTGACGAGGACGGCATCCCCGATCTGCTGCCGTGCCCGCGCTGCACCACGCGCGCGCTGCCCAATGGGCCGCTGCCGTCGCCGCTATACGAGGACGACATCCCATGGTGACGCGCCTCGAGACCGAGTCGTACGCGGGCGAGCTCGCCGAGCTGCGCGCGGTCGCCGCCATCATCAAGGCGCGCGGCTGCGTGAGCTGTCAGATGCGCGCGACGATGGCCATGCAGATCGCGCAGCGCGCCGCCAAGTGCGCCCGAGAGTACCCGCTGCAGCACGTCGTGTTGCAACGGCCAACCACACCAACCGAACCGACTGAGGAGTAACGACGCATGGATTACAGAACGATGTTCGACAGCGAGTACTTGGGCGCATGGGATCTGCCGCGCGACGCAACCGTGACCATCGCAGGCGTCAAGGCTGGCCAGCTGGTCGGCGAGAAGGGCCGCACGGCCAAGAAGCCGATCATCACCTTCGCGGGCAAGGAGAAAGCGTTCGCCGCGAACAAAACCAACTGTCGCACGATCGCAGCGATGTACGGGACCGACACCCGTCAATGGGTCGGGAAGCGGATCACGCTGTACGCGACGACCACCGAGTTCGGAGGCAAGCAGATGGATTGCATTCGCGTGCGGCCGCAGGTGCCCAGCGCAGCAGCGAATGGGCCCGCGAACGGCTCGGCCACCGCTGCAGCTGCACCCGAGACCGAGCACGACGACGCCGAGCACAGCGAGCACGACACTGACGACGATGCTGATGACGAGTCAACCGACGAGAGCGAGGTGGCGCATGACTGAACCCATCGACCCGACCAACTTGACCATCAGCGCGAGCTTCCCGCTGCGCTTCGGGCATCTGTCGAAGTTCGCGCGCTCGGCAGCGCACTACCTCGAAGCGCGCTCGCGTGACGCAGCAGGCATCGAAGCGCCCACTGCAGCGATGGAAAAGGGCAGCGCGTTTCACGCCGTCTTGACGGGCACGCGCGAGGTCGTGCGCTACCCCGGCAAAGTGCGCAGCGGCAAGCAGTGGGAAGCGTTTCAACTCGAGCACGCAGACAAGCTGATCCTGACGTCGAGCGCGTACGAGCAGGTGATGGGGATGGTCGAAGCGGTGTGGTCCGACCCGGTCGCTGCGCAGCTGCTCAACGCTCCCGGTCTGGTGTACGAGCAGACGCTGCGTCCCGAGCTGCACGGGTTCGCGTGTCGAGCGACCCCCGATGTGCGCTCTGCTGACTGCATCATCGAACTCAAGTCGAGCGCGACCACCGAACCCGAGCTGTTCCAACGTCACGCGGGTCGAATGCTGTACCACGCGCAGCTGGCGTTCTACCTGCAGGCATGCGCAGCAGCTGGCATCGCGGTCAAGCGCGACGCGTACATCATCGCGGTCGAAGCGAGCGCACCGCACCCGGTCGTGGTGCACCAGCTCACCGAGCGCGCGCTTGATATGGGTGAGCGCTCGATCCGTCTGTGGGTCGAGCGTCTGCGCGGCTGCATCGCCGCTGACTACTATCCGGGCTACACGCAGTCAGTCGTCGCGTGGGACATCGAGGAGGATCTCGAGCTTGAGTACGGCGACGACGACGCCACTGACGAGGAGCACGCTGCGTGAGGCGCGCGCAACTTCGGCCGTGGTACGCGTGGCCGGTAGTTGTCCTGGATTTTGAAACGACCGGCCCGGACCCCGAGAGCTGCCACCCGGTCGAGCTTGGCGTCGTGCGATTCGAGCAGGGGCACCCCGTGCAGCGATGGTCGTCGCTGATCAATCCGGGGTGCCCCATCCCGCCTGCCGCGACTGCGGTGCACGGCATCACCGACGCAGACGTCGCGAGCGCCCCGACCTTCACCAAAGCGTGGTGGGAGTTCATCGCAGTCGGTCTGCTCGCGCGCGCCGTGCCCTGCGCATACAACCATGGGTTCGACCGCACCATCCTGCACCGCCTGGCGGCCGAGGACCGTCGCGAGCATGCGCTGCGCCGTGACCTGCCATGGCTCGACCCGCTCGTCGTCGTGCGCCACCTCGACCGCTTCGTGCGCGGCGCTGGTCGGCACAAGCTCGCAGCCGTGTGCGCCAGGCGAGGCATCCCGCTCGCGGCCGCGCACCGCTCGCTGGGCGACGCCGAGGCAACCGGCCGGCTGCTGTACGCGCTGCAGCCCGAGGTCGGCGACATGACCGTGTGCGAGCTGCTGCGCCGGCAAGAGCTGCGAGCAGCTGAGCAGGATCGAGAGTTCGCGGAGTGGCAAGCCCGCCAGCCGCCGCCACAACAACCCAAGGGAGACACGACACCATGAACGAGACAGTCAGCAGCAGCATCGACAGCAAGTACGAGCGGGCGCGATGCCCGTCGTGCGGCGTCACGTGCGAGCAGCGTCGATGCGCGGTGCGTGTGTCGGATGGTGACATCCGCCAAGCGCATGCATGCGTCGAGTGCGAGATGGTCTATCTCGACGCAGACCCGGTCGCGCTTCCTGACGGGTGGCTCGTCGACGCGCGCGCAGCGCACATGCTCGAAGCGTACGCGCACACGAGCGGCGCTCGCGTGCAGCGCTTCGCTACTGACAGCGCGAACTGCTGGGCGTGGTACTCGCCCAGCGCATCGTACGGGTCGAAGTGCTACACCCCCGCGACGACCATGCTCGACGCGATGACCGCTGCGCTCGCTGCGGTACCGTCCCCCGCCGAGGTGCACGCGCGACTCGAGGTCGAGTACGGGTGCGTCAACTGCACGCTCGACCGCGGGTCACGCACGTGCGCTGAGAGCGGTCATTACTACTGCGCCGCGGGTAAGCCCGACCGCGAACCCGAGGAGCCCGGCCATGGGTGAGCCGAGTGCGGAAGCGTTGGGCATGGCGCGCGAGCTGTACGGTAACGATGAGGCCGCGCTAGCCGCCGCCTTGCAAAGGTTCATGGACGTCGTCGAGAAGGCCGAGGCGCTGGCCGACAAGCAACACCAGGCCCTGAAAGGGATCGTCGAGCCATGGGAGCGAGCGAAGCGCCAGTGCGAAGCGGGCGCTGCCGTCGTCCTCGGTTTCAAAGAGCGCGCCGAGAAGGCGGAGGCGGATCGGGACGAGGCGGATCGCTGCCTGCGTATCGCAGCACAGGCATCCGCGAAGGAACGAGCCCGCGCCGAGAAGGCGGAGGCCAGCAAGGCCGAGTTGATCTTTGCGATCGAGGAGTGGATGTCCGACGCGCTGATCGAGCTACCCATTGACGCCGTAGAGCTGATCCGCATCCTCGACAAGCACCGGGGGCAGCCATGAGCGCCTGCTCGTCATGCAAGCAGCGGATCATCTGGGCCAAGACAGCCAGCGGCAAGGCCATCCCGCTGAACCCGGACCCACAGCCCGGCGGCAACCTCGAGCTCAAGGACGGCGTGGCGCGCGTCGTGCAGCCCCACCCCGCCGTCAAGCTGTACACCTCGCATTTCGCGAATTGCCCTTCGGCGAACGCGCACCGCAAGGAGCGGCGGCGATGAGCACCATCGACGCATTCCCGCTGCGCTGGCCGGTCGGGTGGACGCGCACCCACCGCGACGACCGACGCGCGTCCATCTATCAAGTCTCGTTCGCACGAGCGCGCGACGAGGTGCTCCGCTCGGTGCGTCTGCTTGGCGGGGTCGACGTGGTGATCTCGAGCGACATCGCGCTGCGTCGGGACGGGTTGCCGTACGCCAACCAGGGCGAGCCCACCGACCCCGGCATCGCAGTCTACTGGACGCAGCACAACCAACCCCGCGTGATGGCCTGCGACTGCTGGCGCACCGTCCGCGACAACCTTCGCGCAGTAGGGCTGACCATCGACGCGCTGCGTGCAATCGACCGCTCGGGTGCGACGCAGTTGCTTGAGCGTGCGTTCACCGGGTTCGCTGCCCTGCCCGAGAGCACGACCGTGGTTCGTAGCTGGCGCGACGTCCTGCACCTCAACGGCCAGCCCATCACCCAGCGCGACGTGCTCGAGGCGTTCAAGCGCCGGCTGCCGCTCTGCCATCCCGACAGCGGCGGCTCGCACGATCTGATGGTCGAGCTCAATCGCGCCCGCGACGAGGGGCTGCGCGAGGTCGCCCCATGACCCTCGACCAGCTGCGCCGCGAGCTCGGCCTGACGCCCTCGGAGTGGCGCGAGTTGCAGTACGCAGCGGTCGACCGCGAGGTCACCACGCGCGAACTCATCCGGTCGCTCATCTGCACGATGCTGGTGTGGTGCGAAGTCCGCCGCACCGAGCCCGAGTCGATTCGGCAGTCGCAGTCAACCCGCAGTCAATATCACCACGCTGTACCCAGGAGACGGTCCTGTGGACGCCGAACTGAGCGAACGACTCACGCGTGTCGAAGCACTGCTGCAGGAACTATTGCGAGAGTGTCGCGCAAAGCGTAAGCAGGGCGCCAAACGCGCACGAACGATCGCCGAGCATACAACGCGCATTGCGACCACTAGAGCCACTGACATCGAACGCGCCAAGGCACGCAAAATCATGAAGCGACTGGGGATTACGTGATGGAGACACCCGCACAACCGCAAAAGCGCAAGCGCGCGTATGGCACCGGCTCAGTGTCGCGTGACGGCGGCAAGCACGTGGCGCGCCTGCCGAGCGGGAAAAAGATCGGGCGCTTCGACAGCGATGAAGAGGCCAATAACGTCCTCGACCTTGTAATGCTCGAGATGCGGGAACGCGCCAGCGGCACGCATACCGTGAAGTCGCTGGGGGAGTTGTACTTGAAGTCAGTCGAAAGCTTACCCAGCTATCGCACCATCAAGTCGACGTGGTCGACCGTCGTTGCAGATGCCCCATTTTTCAACGATCCGGTCTCCACTCTGGCGCCGAACGAGATCGAGGCGTGGGTCGCGACACTGCCCAAGCACAAGCGCAAGCGCACCCGGGTTCGTGGCGGCAAGCGCATCACCAAGACGCTGTCCAAGTGCATCGGTCATCAGACCGCGAAGCACGCGCTCAACTACCTTCGCAACGCAATGCAGTACGCGATCAAGCCGCTCAGAGCGATCGAGACCAATCCGGCTGAAGGCATCCCGTTGCCGGAATGGGGCGAACCGGAGGACCCTCCGAGTGTCCTGAGCGAGACGGAACTGGCCCAGCTATTCCAGTTCGCTGACCTGCCGCTTGAACAGCGCACAGTGTTCACGCTCGCCATCTACCAAGGCCCGCGCAAGGGCGAGCTCGCCGGCATGACGTGGGACCGCATCGTGTGGGAGCGCTGCGGGTGGTGGATCACGCGCAGCTACCGAGGCAAAACGAAGAATAAGCGCAAGCGCTGGCAGGTGCTCTTGCCCGTCTCGCTGCGCGCGCTGCGCGTCTGGTGGGAGCACCGGGGGCGGCCGACCCAGGGCGTGGTGTTCCCATCGCCGCGCGCCGACCATCCGGGCGGCATATACTCTCGATCCTACGATTGGGGCTGGCAGCATCACCACGAGAAGACGCTCTCGCGCATCGGGTGGTGGCACCGTGCCGGCATCCGCACGCGGATACGATTCCACGACCTGCGCGACACCTGCGCCAGTCACCTGCTGTCAGGCAGCTGGGGCCGCAAGTGGACGCTCGAGGAGGTGAGCAAGCACCTCGGCCACAGCTCGACCAAGGTCACCGAGAAGCGCTACGCGCATATGCTCGACAGCGCCATGCAGCGGACGGCCGCAGCGACCGGCGACGTGCTGCAATGGGCGTCCGAATCTGCCCAAACATCTGCCCAGGCGGCCTCAATTTCGACCCTGCCGGAGATGGGTCAAGTCTTTGAAATCATTGACGGAGCGGGCAGCGGGGGTCGAACCCGCGACGTTCAGCATGGGAAGAAGATCGTCACGCAATCATTCCCAATAGTTGCAGGTCAATGGGCAGATCCTGGGCAGATTCAGGCGCTGGCGCGAGACATCCTTCGCGCGGTGGAACGGGGCGACGCTGTGCCGCAGGGGGAGCTCGTGCGATTCGCGAGCGCAGTGCTCGCGGGGATTCCAGCGGTGCGTCTCGCGGCAGCAGTCCTGCAGGGCGGGGCCCTGGCTCGCGCTGCTGCACTTGAACTCATCGACGTCACGCTGTCCTCGTCGCTCGACGAACTCGCAACGCGCGGGGGCAGCGATCAGCGTACCTTTTTTTGAGGCCGGCCCTGCGCCGGCCGCTGGCAGCCCCGCTCAAGCCTCCCCAACCCCCGCCCAGCCCATCACCCGCCCCGTCTGCGACCAGACCCACGCCGCGCGTGTCGGCTCGCCGCCGCCCCACCACACCAGCAGCTCGAGGTCGCCGCCGGCGGGCACTTCACCTTTTCCGACCTCGTTTGAGGCGCGGTAGTCGAGTTCGAATACACAGTGACCCGGGCCGAGGTGAAACCAGTGCATGCCCTGGTTGTCGGTCGGGGCGCGCGCGGGTTGCTGGGTTGCAAGATGTGCCCACGACCTGACCGCTGCACCCAGCCGGCGCTGGCTACTCGTTCGCGATTCGGTCCGTGCGCGACGCCTGTATTGGCCATGCGTTGCGCGATCCGCTCTGCATAACTTGCGGTTGCATGTTCTGCTGCTTACCGTCGCGCCTCAGACCGTTGTTCACGCGAAAGGGGATCTGCGATGGGCGATGAGTGGCACAGCATCGGGCAACACCGCGCGCGCTTCGAGGTGCGCACCGATCACAGTCGATTCGTGGTGATGGGGCCGGTGTGCTCCATCGAGCTAAGCAGGTGGCGGCCGCAGCGCGAACCGATCGCGCGCGGGGTCATCGATGGCAACGGATACGCGTCGGGGCTGGGCGAGCCGATCGTGATGCTCGACGCGCGCAGCGATCAACTGCCGTCGAGCGTCACCGCCGAGCTGCTCGAGCAATGGAAGGCGATGGTCGATCGGGTGCTCGCGCTCGACCGCAGCGCAGCGGGGGCGGGTCGTGGCTGACGAGCCCGTGCACGCTGAGCGGCGCCCGCTTTCCAGGCGCTGGGTGCTGCGCGGGGCGAGCCAAATCGGGAGGCTCTGGCAGCACCCATCGGGCGTCCGCGTGTGCTCGAGCCTCGACATGGCCGAGCTGCCGGACGGCTCTGGCGAGCTCGGGCAGCAGTGGCACATCTCGATCTCGCAGAGCGGCAGCCGTCGAGCTGATGACGAGGTCGTCGCGTTCGCGCTGCAGGCATTCGACCTGCTCGGCGCCGAGGAGGACAACCACCACCCCGGCGTCGCGCGTCATTACTTCCTGGTCTGCGACCCGCGGCGCCGTGTGGACTGCGAATGCAAGTCGACCGAGACGCTCGTCGCTGAGGCGGACGGGTATCGCTGGACCAACCCGATCGACGAGGGCGAATGCCGGGGTTGCGAGTTCGAAGCGCTGGCGCAGCAACTGGCGCTCAAGCCGCGCCCATGTCCGATCCACTCGCGCACGTCAGCGGAGCCAAGCCGATGACCGACTACGATCAAGCGACGCTGATGCTGCTCGCCGACCTCGAGTCAGCAGTGCCGAGCCCGAAGCGCGACGCGATCCTCGCCCGAGCGCGAGCGTGCAGGTACTGCAGCGGCCACCCCTGCGCGTACGACCGAGCGCAGCGAACGCTGTACGAGCACCTGCTGCACGCGGGGCTGAGCGAGCTTGCGAGCAACGTCGAGCGCGGGAAGTATTACGATCCCAACAGCGAGGATGGTCGTGCGCGCACCCTATGACGAGGACGGTGCGCCCGATGTCGAATCCATCAAGCGTTGGGTCGATGCACTTGCAGCGCAGGTCGATTCGGGAAAGCTGACGCTCGACGAGTTCGATGTCGAAACCCAGCGCCTGTTGCGTTGGCTCGAGGCGCACATCGCCATCAAGCTGCTGGATAGGACATGAGGGCGTTCGCGGTCGCGGTGGTTCTCGTGGTGTTCATAGTTGCGTTGAGTCTGTCGGCGCTCGTCATCTGGGAGTGGTGGTGGCGCGCGTCCAAGAACACATCCAGGCCCTTCGCATTGCCGCCGCGCGCCTGCAGTCGGAAGGTTACCTTGAGGCTGCCGAGCAGTTTC